TTGCTAGAGACGCAAGAAGGACGCTTGGCTTTGATTTTTACCAAGGTTCTTACCCCAAGCCTGATGAGATCAGGTACTTTCAATCCACAGACCGAAAGCTAAGGGATGAAGGCGGTAAGCTTTATAGCGGCAAAGAATACGAAGGGTATGGTGGGTTTGGCGGTTTAGACGATCTATCAAAGACAGTAAATCATGAGTTGTTTCATAGGGCACAAAGCCTTCCATTGTTTGAAGACAGGCTTAAAGAATTAGAGCTTGAAATGGAAGGTGTTGATCAAGATTCTTCGGAAGGTCGTGCTGAGTACAGAAGGCTGAATAAAGAACGTGCTAGACTGTATTCTTTTATTAATGAAAGTCACTATTATTTAGACGCATTTGACGCTGCTTATCCAAACACTCCTAAAGAAAGAAAGTTAAAAGAGTCTTTTGGAGGAGACAGGCGCCCTCTTACGATGTTAAATCTTAGAAGGCTACAAGACGATATCAGAGGTTATTTAACGCCTGAAAAACAAAAGGAACTTGGGGTCAGGCTTCCAACCCCTGCGGCGAAACCAAAAGAACCGCCAGGCTTTGTTGAACGGGCAATAGACTATGCTAAGGACATTTTTTAATTGCCATACTTACAAAGCAACATCCCACACTTCAAAGCGTGGGTGAGACGGGAATACACACACAATCACGAGAAATACCATGGCGAGTTTTTACACGCGATGGTTATTGCTGTAACTACGATGCCTACGAGATGCCTCAGTTTTCAGGTCATTTTCACTGGGTGTGAAACTGACGATGATGAGGACGAACCGAATGTTCATGGTGGAGCCATGTGGGCAAGAATGCCAATCACCGCTTTGGTCGCGGATACGCCGTTTGAGGAGTGGCCAGTCCCCATGGCGGTACATGATGCCCAGCCTTGGGACTGTTCTTCTCACACTCATGCTGTATACGTTTTAGATCGCGCAACGCCGTGCCCCTGGATGGCCAAGATTGGTGGGGAAATGTACCCCGCGAAGTACTTGTTCACTGTGGATTATGCTGAGAATGAGATCGCTGATGATCCTGCACAGCACAAGCAATCGCATGTGATGGAGTTACTTGATGCTGGCGAGTGGACTGGGAATATAGTAGCTTTGCCAAACAACAGGGTGAGGGTGACGCATCCTGCGTGGTTTGAGACTGGTGATGGCGCCCCTGATTTTAGGCCGTCACAGCATATTCATTACAGCAAGTCGGACTTGGATTACACGCTAGATGTGAACCGTATCTTCGATAATCTGTACGCAGACAAAGACTGAGACGAACTCAGAAAGGGCGAGCCATGGCTATAGAGCGCGGTGTAGATGACGTTGATATCGATGAACTTGATATCGAAAACAGTTCAAAAGAGATTCAGCTTTCTGAGGGCTCTGATGAAGACCTGATGTTTGATGACATGGACGATGAAGATGCCATGATGATGGACGATGGCACCATGGTCTTTGGTGAAGGCGATCTTGACATGGAGGCTCCTCTTGCGTTTGACGCCAACCTTGCAGAGGTTATTGATCAAGCGGATCTAGGCCGAATCTACTCTGACTTGATGGGTGATATTGATGACGATAAGTCATCGCGCAAAGAGTGGATTGATCAGTACACCGAGGGCTTGAAGTTCTTAGGTATGAAGTTTGAAGATCGCACAGAACCCTTTGACGGGGCTTCTGGCGTCATTCACCCCCTCTTGGCTGAGTCTGTCACGCAGTTCCAAGCACAAGCTTACAAAGAGATGTTGCCTTCTGGCGGGCCTGTTAAGACGATGGTCATGGGTATGGGCACGCCCCAGACTGACCTTCAGGCTGCTCGTGTGCAGGAGTTCATGAACTATCTGATCACTCAGGAGATGAAAGAATACGATCCTGAGACAGACCAACTACTTTTCTATTTGCCTTTGTCTGGCAGTGCGTTCCGTAAGGTTCACTTTGATCAGTCGCTAGGCCGTCCTGTATCGCGTTTCATCCCGTCTGAGAAGCTGATTGTGCCTTATGGCACCACGAGTCTTGATGATGCGGTTCGTATCACGCATGTAATTGACATGTCGATGAACGAGGTCCGCAAGCTTCAGCAGGCTGGTTTTTATCGCAAGACAAAGGTCAGTGGCGAGTCTGATGACTCGACATATTCAGCTAGTGACATTGAGGAAGAGATTGATGAACTACAAGGCGTTAAGCCATCTGGTAGCTCAAACGATTACGACGCCGAGGTTATGGAGGTTCATGTTGAGTTGGACATTCCAGGGTTTGAAGATGTCGATGCTCAAGGCGAAGAAACGGGCATCAAACTACCGTACATCGTCACGTTACTACCGAAGCAGAGCACTATCCTTTCTGTTCGCAGGAACTACAAGCAAGACGATGCTATGCGCCGTCGCATTGACTATTTTGTTCACTATAAGTTTCTGCCAGGTGTTGGTTTTTACGGTTTTGGTCTGACCCACATGATTGGTGGCTTGTCTCAAGCGGCCACTTCTATTCTGCGTCAGTTGATTGATGCCGGTACGTTGGCGAACTTGCCTGCAGGATTTAAGGCTCGTGGCATTCGTATACGAGACAACGATGTTCCATTGCAACCTGGCGAGTTCAGAGACATGGATGCGCCTGGCGGGTCATTGCGCGATGCGTTGATGCCCCTGCCGTTCAAAGAACCAAGCGGCACACTGTTGCAGTTGCTGGGCATGTTGGTTGAAGCAGGCCGTCGTTTCGCTTCTGTTGGTGACATGCAGATTGGTGATGGCAATCAAGAGGCGCCTGTAGGCACAACGATTGCGTTGCTTGAGCGCGGTAGTCGAGTGATGAGCGCGATACACAAGCGAATGCATTACAGCCAGCGCGTGGAGTTCAACATACTTGCACGAGTGATCAAAGAGTCACCGATCAAGGCGTATCCATACCAGATCGCTAGTGGGCAGCAGCAGTTGTTGGCACAGGACTTTGATGATCGTATCGACATCATTCCTGTGTCTGACCCGAACATATTCTCCATGAGCCAGCGCGTTATGCTTGCTCAAGAGATGATGCAAATGGTCCAGTCGAACCCGCAGATCCATGGGCCACAAGGCATGTACGAGGCGTATCGCCGTATGTACGAGGCGATGGGTGTGCAGCAGATTGAGCAGTTGTTGCCACCACCACCACAGCCTCAACCTGTGTCACCAGCAATGGAGAACTCTGGGTTCTTGCAGATGCAGCCTGCACAGGCGTTTGCTGAACAAGATCACGATGCTCACATTGATTCGCATATTGCGTTATTAAAAACACCGCTTATTTCTGCAGCGCCTCCTGGTCAACAGCAGGGCATGTCGATGATTCAAGCGCACATTTATCAGCACATTGATTTCAAAGCGCGTGAGATGGCTCAGCAAGACCCTGAGATTCAACAGATGCAGCAACAGATGCAGCAGACTCAGCAGCAAGCTCAGATGGATCCGATGATGATGCAGCAGGTTCAGATGCAAATGCAGCAGATGCAACAGCAGATGCAGGTGATCATGGAAGACAAGGTCGCACAGATTTCTATGCAGTTGACTGAGGCTATGGCGCCAGAGCTTGCGCCGACACAACAAGATGACCCGCTGGTTAATCTGCGTGATCGTGAGCTTGATATCAAAGAAGCGGATCTGCAGCGCAAAGCTGAGGAAGCTGATCGAAGAATTAAGCTGGAAAGTGAGCGAATTGATAACACTGCCGACATGGCTGATGAGCGCATGGACTTACAGCGCGAATTGGCTGAAATGAAAGATAGTGTTGCAAGGGAAAGAATCGACTTGCAGAAATCTGCTCAAATGGCTAAAACTGCAGAAAACGTGGCGAAAGAATTTTTCGGTAATCGATAGAGAGATTTACAATGAGTTCAGTACGACAGAAAATGGCCCAAGTTCAGAAGGCCGCAAACAAGGCATTTGAGGCTTTGAAGAATGGCGAAGAACCAAAGCCCATCCAACCGGCAGTTGTGGAAGAAGTTTCTGCGGAAACTGAAGCGAATGTTGAGGCGATGGTCGAACCCAAAGTAAAGGCCGCGCCCAAGAAGAAAGCCGCGCCTAAAGCTAAGGCCGCACCCAAATCAGCACCTAAAGGTAAAAAGTCATGATCAAGCGTCAAACAAGTTTTCCTCAGCCCAAGGTTACCGATAGCAAGGTATCTATTAAGGATCAGGGCACCGTTAACTATGCGAAGGCTGAAACCATTGCTACCCCAGGCAAGCCCGCCCCCTTTGGCGCTGGTGAGTCTCGAGGCGGTGGTGCGGCACTGCGCGGCAAGAAATTCAGCGGGATTTACTAATGAGCGCGCTTCCCATTCGAGGTTATTCGCCCAATCGTCAAGATTACATTGATGATCCTGATAAGTTTAATAATCCCATGCTAGGTCGCCCGTTGCCGACGCCACCACTTAACCCCAACAGGTTTATCAGTGTAGAAGAGTTCGAGGGTAGATCTCCGTCTCCACGCCGCCCAGACGATGGGATTCGTATGCGTATGGAAGGCACTCTTGATCCATCAAGAGGCACTCGTCGACCAGACGATGTGTACAATCGCGGGCAAGCACCCGTTGAAATGCCCATGCCTCCAGCGCCTATAGCGACTGAAGTATTAATGCCTGACACACAACAGCAGACTGGCGGGGTATCTTTCGAGTCAGACTATATTGACTGGATGGAGTCTAAGCCTACAAAGCCCAGACGGCCTAAAGGTATGGGTGCGGCAAGTAAGAGTTATCAAAAAGCGAACAGGGAATACAAAGAAAATTTAAAGCAGTGGGAAGCAAGCAAGCCATCAAGGGCGATGTACATCACCGCGCCTGCGACTACGGCTCCTACAGAGTCTTCTCCTCCACCAGAATTTGTGCCCCCTCCCACAGAAACGCCGGATAAGTTTGAAGGCAGATATGTTCCGCCAACATCAAAACTTGGCACTCCTGACTCACTAATATCAAGCAACATCGTTGGTCAGTCGTATGACCCAGGCTTTGCAGCAAGATTTCTTGCAGGCGGCACGGGTGAAACCAATGTAGATGCAGGCAATGGCATTGGCATGATGGTGATGCCACAACGACCAGAACCACCAGTTGGTAGCGTTTTTGGCGGGTATGGTCAGCAAGCACCTATGCAGGCTTTAGCGCCTTACGCAGGAATGGCTCAGTCGCAACCTATGCCAACTGACTTCTTCCCAACGTATATTCCAAGGCCTGATCCTATTTATGAAACAGTGCCACGGCCTGAGGCTAATCAACCAGCGCCGCAGCCTAATGCACAGCCTGTAATGTCTTCTAACATCCCAGGCGCCATTCCGGGCAATACGCCTGGAGTTGATTTCAATGTTTTTGAAAATCCGATGGGGTCCTACGTTAGATAAATGGATTCACTATCTCTCGCGGCCTACATCTACAAAAAACTAGATCAATATGAGCAGTCTCATGTTGATTATATAACCTCTGGTAATATCAAGGATATGGAGGACTACAAATTTGCGATGGGTGAGTTATCAATGCTTCGCACCCTTCGTGATGAACTGAAAGAAGCGTTGCATATTGAAGGAGATCCCCTCGATGAGTGATCTATTATTAGATTCCATCGCATCAAAACCGTCCGTTACGGATGCATATGTGAATGAAGAAAATCGGGTCTTAGACCCGTCTGTGCTAGACAAGTCTTTGGTTGAAAGAATGCCAACCCCAACTGGCTATCGTTTGTTAGTACTTCCTTACAAAGGAAAGGGCATGACAGAAGGCGGTATACAGTTAATCCAATCAACGCTCGACAAGGAAAACCTTGCCACTTCTGTTTGTTATGTCATGAAAATGGGCCCGCTTGCCTATCAGGACTACGAGAAGTTTGGTGATGACCCATGGTGTGAAGTGGGTGATTGGGTGCTTATTGGTCGTTATGCCGGTGCTAGGTTCTCCCTTGAGGATGACCATGAAGTGCGAATCATTAATGACGATGAAGTGATTGGAACCATTCTTAACCCAGACGATATTAAGTCTGCATAGGTGAAATGACATGTCGGAAGAAACATTGACTGAAGCTTTATCAAAGCTTGACGATGACAACATAAACAAGGCTGCGCTTCCCGAACACAAGCGTGTTGAAGAAGAAGTTCAGGAAGAACCTACTTACATTGAGTTCTCTGAAGAAGAAGCTGAATCCATTGCGCCGGTTACTGAAGACTCTGTCCGCGAAGAGTTTGAGTCGCCTGATACTGATGCAGAGCCAGAGCTTACAGAGGCCGAAAGGCGCGCTCGTTCTGCACAAGAGCGCATCAACAAGGCTGTTGGCCAAGCAAAAGACTTTCAGCGCAGAGAGTTGCAGGCGCTTCAGTACGCGAAAGAGTTGCAACAACAGAATGAGCAACTAGCTTCTCAACTGCAAAACACTCAAACGTCTACTGCTGAGCAAAACTTGAAAATGCAGGAAACGTATAGCAACGAGTTTGCTAGCCGTGTGGAGACTCAAGCTGAAGCGGCTAAACGCAATCTTAAAACTGCGTATGAGTCTGGCGACCCTGACGCTATGGCCGAAGCTCAACAGCTTCTGGCTAGGGCTGAAGCGGATCGCAATGCGCTTTCTCAGTATCAAAGAGATCTTGAGAAATACAAAGTTGATTACGCAAACTGGCTTGAGCAGCAAGAAGCTAATATGCAGGCAGAGCAAGAGCTTGCTCAGCAACAGCCTGTTTAC